GCAAGCCTCACCAACGTGGTTTAAGATTTAGGCCTGTTTAGAGGAGCATTAGCTCGTTGCATTCTAAGCAACAAACTGGGGGTAAGAATCCCTTCATGCTCATAAACAGTCCGACCACCACAGGCTCTTCTCGAGCCTGTGCCGCGATTCTGGGCCAAATCCTCTTCTTCGAGGAGATATGGCGTCCACATCGTACGTTCCCCTAGATGATTGACGGGTTGGGTTCTAAAGCCAACTTCGTCACTAGGGTTAACACACAGCTCGCCATTACTGAGGCGAAAAGTAAAATGTCTCCGAAGATCGGTGACATGCTGTGAGTGTTCCTTGGTCATAAACCAATGTGTTAGCGCTGCCTCACGGCAATGCTCTTTGTCCCGTGTTATAGGGACGATGCGGTGTCTCGGGTTATCCCCGGTAACCAAACACGTCGGATCCTCGGTACTCAAGCCGCCATGGAGGCGACGTGGCACGCGAAGTGACCACTTCCTATGAAATGAAAGGAGCTCGGGATTCATTAAGAACCCAAACCCACGACCATCCCACTCAAGGACATGATTTAAATGATTAATCATATCTGAAAGTGTAGAAACCTCCCTCCGTATATAGAAAGGAGTAACGTCAAGTCCTCTGTCGTAGTGTTTTCCACAACTCTCGCGGAAGGTCCCAGACCAAAAGGTCTTATCGGGATTAAGCGTAAAGCCTAGGTAGTGGAATACTACCTTGAGCCTAGGCACAACCTTATTTGGAGCAATGATATCATCACCATAAACAGAGATGCGACCTCTGAGCCCTAAGTGTCTGCAAACCACGCGAGTAATCGCGTAGAAAAGCAGGCTCTCAAGCTCGAACGTGAATCCATTACCCATCGATGAAAACATCTCAAGGGTATGGGACTGACCGTCTATGACGGTAGTTTTAACACGCAGGTCGTCTAGCAGTGACCACCACTCGAACGGCAACATATTAAGTACTAGTTGCCGCGAAATGGAATCACTGGCTGCTGACAAGTCGATCGTCGCAAGACGATCTTGATAGGCACGTTGGGCTAAGCGTTGGTTAACGGTTTGATCGTTAAGATCGATACCGAACACCTTCAGCCGACGCCGTATGTGTTTCCCTAT